TGAAAATAACAATAGATGCATCTAAAACGAAATGGGGCGATGATGAATAATGGGTATTGTAATATTACTGATCCTTCATCTACTTGTACAGATTGCTATTTTCAATGCACAAGAAAACAAGTTGCTAAAGTTAAAAGAAATGAATGACAATCTAAAATCGTTAAAAACAGCCATTGAGGAATTGAAAGAAATAATAAGATGGAAATCTTAAAAAAATACACAAAGTTTTTATTTTTCTAACATCCTCAAAAGCTATACGCAGTAATGGTTTAGAGAAAATATAGTAAGGTGCGATAATGTGTAGTTATCGAACTTAAAAATATAAGAGAAAGAGGTGCTAATTCCATGTCAAAACACAAATAGATATCATTTGAATGTTTGAGTTATCAGGAAATGATGTATAGATATTCAATTGAGTATGAAGATGAATATCAGTTAATTGGTTACAGGCTTAAAAAGATTTGTGAAGGAAAAGAAATAGCAACTCTAACTCTTTGTTGCAAAGGAGAAAAGAAAAATGGATAAGTTTGAAATGGAGTTGAAAAAGGCTAAAAATCCATGGATTGTAAAAATTGGCAACTATCTTCTTTCAAGAGAAGATATCAAAGGAAACTTAAAAAAAGAAAAGAAATCATTAGATGAATGTTTTACATACATTATCAATGAATTGGCTAAAAAAGCTAAAGAGAGCCAACAAGGAAGAGTTGGCTTTGCATCAGGAGAAGATGAAGAACTTTATGCATTAGCAGTACATTATTATGATGAAGATGATATAAAAGTTGTCAGAGGTTCGTATCAGACAAATGCAGATGGTTCTGCAACTTATTCGCAATTACAATCCAAAATGGAACAAAATGTTCAAAAATCAAAGAAAATAGTTGCTGAAGCACAACAAAAAGATGAAAAAGTTGTCAAATCTGAATCAAATGAAGAAGAAATTAACAAAAAAATTGATGAAGCTGTTGAAAAAGCGCTTGATTCTTACAAAAAATATCAAATAGAAGCAAGAAAAGCAAAAGCAAAAGCTAAAAAAGAGAAAAAAGCTAAAATTGCTTATGATCAATTAGACATTTTCGGCGAATTAGGTGATGAAAGTGTATAAATATCAAATAGTTGATGAATTGAGCAATCTAAAAGAAGTTCCAATGAAGAAATTTCAAAAGAAAATCAATGTTCTAAAAAAAGAACAAAACAGAATTGTGATGTTCAAAAATAAGGGAGAAATGAGTGCTTTTTATTGTACGAATTGCCAAAAATGGCATTTTGTACCAGCAAAATACACCAATCACTTAAAAATAGGTGATTATATGACCTGCGGAGAGTGTAATAAAAGATCACAGATAATAAGTCGAAGAAATAATATTGATGAATTATGCAAATATTTGACGTTTCTAGAAGTGAACGCAAGAGGAGAAGTAATTATCAGACTATTCTATTACTATAGAAGCTATGATAAACATTTTGGCACTTTTAGCGACACTTTATTGGAAGTCGAAAGAATTAATGTGATGTATAAAATATTTATGAAAAACAACAGCTATAGAACGATGGGTTTATACAATGGAACATATCATCAAAAATTAAATAAACCATGGAAAAGAGAAATATGCACCAAATACAGTAGTTACTGGTATTATTATCCATACAGAAATGTTATAAACACAAAAAATAGCATAAATAAGCTGATGAATGAAGCAAAAAACATGAAATATTCTTGTTTGGATGCCATAGTGAAGAAAAATATTGATGTATTTGATTATATTGAATGTTTTTTAGAAGAGCCTAAACTAGAAATTCTAGTAAAAATGAATTGTTCAAATATGTTAAAGGATGTTTTGCGAAGAAAAGCATCATTGAAGAACCTTAGCAAAAGAGAAATGAAATTGATCATCAGAAATAACTGGGGATTTGCAGAACTACAAATATATAGAAATATTGGAATAGCTGATAACTCTTACATAACAAAAGCAAAATTAATCGGATTAGAAAATAACGAAGATTTAATCACTTTCACAAAAGATATTAGAAAAACGATTGATTATTTAGAAAAAAATGCGATTAATTCTCATGACTACACTGATTACATGAGACAAGCGAAGTTTCTAAAGTTGGATTTGAAAGACAAAGCTATACGTTATCCAGCTAATTTCAAAACAAAGCATGATGAAGTCATGGATCAATATACAATGATGATTAATAAAAAAATGAACGTCGAAATTGCCAATTATGCAAGTGAATTAAAGAAATATGAATTTAAAAATAATGATTTTTCAATTTTTCCAGCGAAAAGTCAAGAAGAGTTATTTGTGGAGTCTAACAAATTAAAACATTGTGTAAAAACATATTGTGAAAAAGTAGCTAGAAGAGAAACATCGATATTTTTTATCAGAAAAAATAAAGAATTGGACGTACCATATGTAACTCTAGAATTAAAAAAACGCAATGTAATTCAATGCAGAGCGAATTGCAACGCAAAGCCAAATAATAATGTCATTGTATTTGTAAATAAGTGGTGCAAAAGAAACGATTTTAGGAGCTGTTTTTCATGAAAGATAATAAAAAAACAGCTGCTCAAAAATTAGAAGAAACATTGAAGCAATGGGTGATTGAAAAGTATCAGCCGTTAATAAATGAAAATGAACGGCTAGAAATCAAAAGCAAACAACTAGAACAAACGGCATATAGGTATAGAGAACAAGCATCTAGACTTCAAAGTAAAAATAGCAAATTAAGAGAATTGTTGGAAGGAAAAAGCAAAACATATGACATGCCATTGAGCAAAATAATATATGTTGTCTACGATAGAGATCAAGAAGGTAAAATAGTAGCTTTGGGAACTATTCAAGAATGCGCAGAAGTATTAGACAGGACACCTGATTATTTAAGACATTGTGCTACACCAAAAGCACAAAAGGGCAATCATAAATACAAAGTTGTAAAGTTAGGAAAAACATAGGAAGTGAGAAAAATGATACCAAAGAAAGGAGTTAGAGTACCATGGAAGATAAACAAAAATATGAATTAACAAATTTTGAAAAAGAATTATTACTATTCCTTCAAAAAGAAGGATATAGATATATCGGTAAGGACAAAAGAGGAGAATTTAAACCGCTAAGATTAGTTGCAAGCGATAAAAAAATGCCATATCACCATTTAGCGGAAAGATTTAGTGTATATAAGGAAAAAACGGTTCATATAGAAGAACCATTTGGAAAATTATTTGAATTTATATGGTGTGGCCATCAATATGAAATCCAGGAGCTTTTAAAAAATGTGGAGATAAGCGGTAAATGAAAATTCTAAGTTGTGGAGCAGGAATGCAATCAACCGCATTAGCTTTGATGTCTTGCGAAAATAAAAAAGAAATCAAATATAAAGAAGTTCCTATTTACGATGCGGTTATCTTTTGTGATTTGGGAAGCGAACCGATATGGGTTTATAAGCAAGTTGATTTTATAAAAAATGCCTGTGAAGATGCAGAAATACCATTTTACATCTTAGATACTCATTTACATCAAGATTACTTAAATAATTTTGGAAAACGTAGAGTTGTATCAATTCCGTTTTGGTCAGTTGATGAAAATGGTAAAAAAGGTAAGATGATGCGAAATTGTACGTTGGATTATAAGATAAATGAAATTATAAAGTTTGTTAAATACAAACTGCTTGGATACGCTAAATATCAACGTGTTAAAAATAAAGATCTAAAAGCACATGAAATGCATTTAGGATTTTCATTAGAAGAAAAACACCGTTGTAAAGAAAACAAGCATAAGATGTTTGTTAATAAATTTCCTTTAGTGGATATGGAATTGACCAGAGCAGATAATTATAAATATATTCTAGAAAAATGGGGTTTAGATACAAAAGCAAGTGCTTGTTGTTTTTGCCCATTTCACACCAATTACTTTTTCGAATATATGAAAGATAATCACAAAGAGCAATATCAATCAATCCTTGAATTTGATGAAATGCTAGAGTGGGAACAGCCTAACACAAAAATTAGATCTAAATTATATATATCAAAATCAAGAAAAAGAATTAAAGATCTATCCGATAAGGATTTTAAAGATAAAGAAGTTTTTGATTATAGAAACAAGAAAATTTGGAATGGATTTTAAAAGAAAGGGATGATGCAAATGAAAAATTTTGAAGCAATAGGGTTTGTGCCTTTTTTAAAACAAAGGACTTAATTATATATGAGAACTTTCCTGATAACGAAAAGGAAAGAATCAATGTAGTATTCTATTTAAAAATTAAACAAATACGTGTTTACTACGTAGAAAATGATGAAGATGTTTTTATTGATATGCCTTTATTAAAAGCAATAAACAAACAATGTGAAGAGCTTGGATGGCTAGATAAATTAACTATCATGTATAAACTTATTGAAAAGGAAAAAATGGGGAAGCCTTCACACATCACTTATTCAAAAAAAGAAAACAAATTCATAGGAGTTTGTCGAAAATGCCATCAAATAGTAAATCAAAAAATGAATTATTGTTGTTCTTGTGGAAAACATTTGGATTGGATTGAGGAAAACGAAAACATATCACATATTGAAGAAAGTAAAAGAGGTGGCTGGATGTATAAGATAATCAAACGGATAATAGATAGAACATTTAAAGTCCATTCACCTTCCAAGTGGGATTAAAAAGGGGGTGAAGAAAATGACAGTTAGAGATTTTCTAGAAACGTACAAACCAGCAGACGATGAAGAAATAGATGTATATGAAGATAAAGGGATAAGAGCGATGCGCTGTAATGTAGAGTTTTGGCATGGAATTAGCGAAGAAATCCTAAGTGGGGAAATCGTTGAAACTAGATTTAATAGTGGAGCGAATTCGATAGAAATTACATACGAGCGTAAAGAATAACCATCAAAAATATCAAGAAGTTTTTAACTTCAAAAATCTTTCAAAACTGTTGGTGGCCATAGAGTTTAAGGGAATTAATAGAGGTGCGATAATATGGAGTTATCGAACCTAGAAATATAGCATATTTAGAAGCTGAAAAGAGCTACTTGAAAGATATCAGCAAATAGAATCAATTAAAGAGAATGAAGTTGCTTTAGAAACAGTAAACAGTTATATCAGACAAAAAGAAAAAGAATTAAAAGAAATTCTTTAAAAAGGAGTGGAGTTATGAATTTATCACAAAGAGAAGATATTAAATTCAAAATATCAAAACTAAAAGATTGGAAGAGAATGTCTAAATTTTTAAAAGAAACAAAAGAGCAGTTATTAGACAAAAGAAAAGCTATATCGTATTCGCCTGAAATACCAGGATACCATTCAACAATTTTTCAAGAGTATAATAAGTTGCTCGAAAAGACAGAAGATTACGATAAATGTATAGAAGTATATGATACATATATTTATATACTTGAAAAAGCAATTAATGATCTTTTAGATGAAAGACACAAAGAAATCATTGATATTTACAGAAATAATACAAGTGATAAGTTAAGAATAAGCAAAGCAATGCAAAAAGGATACTCGCAAGCAAACTTCTATAAGTTGTTAAACGAGTCGTTAGATATCATAGCTTTAGCAATTGCTCCAACAAAAGAAAAAATAAGAAGAATATTAGAGTAAAAGTAAAGTAATCGTAGAGTAAAAGTAAAGTAATCGTAGAGTAAAAGTAAAGCAAACATAAAGTATTTTAAAAGCAAATAGCTTTAAAAACATGCTATTATGGTAATGTGGTTAAGTTGACATAGGCCACCCCCTTTACAAAAGAATTGTCAAAAAAGAACTGCGGTGGTAGTTCTTTTTTGCTATAAAAAAGGAGTGATTATATGGCAGTCAAAAGATTAGACAGAGATGGAGCACATAGAAAGCAATTTGAAAACAATAAGAAAAGAATATATGCTACTCAAACTATATGTGGGATTTGTGGAAAGCCAGTAGATTTTACTTATAAATATCCACATCCGTTGTCACCATGTATTGACCACATCATACCAGTAGCAAAAGGTGGACATCCAAGTGATTTAGATAACCTACAATTGGCTCATATGACATGCAATAGACAAAAGAGTGATAAAATCTTTGCTAATAACACAATAAAAATCGAAAAAGTCATATCAAACAGGATACTGCCACAAATAATTGATTGGAAAACGTATCAAAGCAAAAAATAATCGTTTTTTAGGACGGGGGCATACCACCCCTAAAAACGCGTTCTCTGGACTTCACGCCGTACTGTGAATATTTTCTCACGAATTATGAAAACGGCTCTCAAAACGAAATTATGAAAGGAATAGAAGATATATGAAATACAAAGGAATGGGATATTTAAGAAAAAAACTTGCTAGTAGGAAAGAAAGATGCGAAACAAGATACGATTATTATGAAATGAAAAATCAAATGGTTGATATTTCAAGTGTAATACCGCCTGAATTTAGATGGTTAAAAGAATGTTTAGGATGGTGTTCAAAGGCTGTTGACTCAATTGCTGATAGACTTTCCTTTGTTGAATTTTCTAATGATAATTTCAATATGCAAGAGATATACGACATGAATAATCCTGATGTGTTGTTTGACAGTGCAATTATTTCATCATTGATTACATCATGTTCTTTTATTTATATTTCTCAAAAGGTTGGAGAAATGCCTCGCTTACAGGTAATTGATGGAAGACATGCAACAGGGATTATTGATCCTATTACAAATATGTTGATTGAAGGATATGCCATATTAGAGGAAGATGTTATAGGGAATCCTATTATTGAAGCATATTTTATTCAAGGAGTTACATATTTTTATGAAAGAGGTGAAAAACCTTATAAAATCAAAAATAAAGCTCCGTATCCACTGTTGGTTCCAATTATTAATAGACCTGATGCTAAAAGGCCATTTGGACATTCAGTTATTTCAAGAGCATGTATTTCTATTCAGCAAGCAGCTATGAGAACTCTAAAAAGAAGTGAAGTATCTGCTGAGTTCTATTCATTCCCACAAAAATATGTTTTAGGACTTGAACCAGGAGCTGAAATGGATAAATGGAAGGCAACTATTTCATCATTGATGCAAATCTCAAAGGATGAAGACGGGGACAAGCCTACTGTAGGCCAATTTGCCCAACAATCAATGGCACCCTATGTTGAACAACTAAAAATGTTGGCCAGTCTTTTCGCTGGTGAAACAGGGTTGACATTAGATGATCTAGGTTTTTCTACTGAAAATCCATCAAGTGTTGAAGCAATCAAGGCACAACATGAAAATTTAAGATTGAAAGCAAGAAAAGCTCAAAAAACATTTGCTACAGGTTTTATCAATGCTGGATTTTTAGCAGCATGTTTGAGAGATGGTTATACATATTCAAGAGATCAAATTTATTTAACAAAAATCAAATGGGCACCGATTTTTGAACCAGATGCTTCAGCTCTTTCAGTTATTGGAGATGGAGCAATTAAAATCAATCAAGCTGTACCAGGATATTTTGATAAGGACAATCTAAAAGAACTTACTGGAATCGATTATAGTGCATCTTCATCAACTTCAAATATAGATGATATGTTTAAGGAAGAAATAGATGAATAATGATATCGTTCCTTCTTTATTAGAAGAAATTCAAAAACAGTTTGATGAAGAAATAAAAGCTAATGAAAAAATAAAATCAATTTTAATAAAACAAAAGCAGGGAGCGGTAGATTATACCGACTCTCTTTCTTTTGCAAAAGAATTAGGAGTTTCTTTAAAAAAGGTAATACAAGAAAATATCAACGAAGAAATGCTTCCTGATGGAAAAATGTATTACAACATTGCTCAAAGATTACTTGAACCAATGATCAAACAAAATTATGATTTGGTATCCAAACAATGTGAGGCTACACAAAATATTTTGAATAAAAAAGCTGATTTAGGATTAAAAGCAATTGTTCCTGAATATAACAAAGAAAAAACAGCAAGTATCATTGATTATATTTCAAATGCTGATAAGTACTCCCAACGTGAAAAAAGTTTTCTTGATTCATTAGAAACCAATGCAAAGTCGGTTGTAGATGATTCAGTAAGAAAAAACGCTGATTTTCATTACAATGCAGGGTTAAGACCTAAAATCATTAGAACAACAGTTGGGAAAACATGTAAATGGTGTCAGTCAATGGCAGGTGTTTATGATTACAGTAAAGTTAGCAATACAGGTAATAATGTTTTTAGAAGACATGCGAATTGCGACTGCACAGTAGTTTATGATCCTGGAGATGGCAGTAAGAAAGTACAGGATGTTTGGAGTAAAAGAATTGATTATAGAGAAAATATTAGGAAAAATTCAAATTTTATGGGTGCAAAGAAACCCTTCAATATGAAATTAGGAAAAAAAGAGATTTCTTTTGTTACGTATAAAAATGACAAATATTCTAATATCTATTGTCAAACATATTCGCAAAATTCAAAAAGAATGTGTGAATACTTAAATACTAAAATAAATCAAGAATATCGATATGGAAAAATAAACAATATCGTGGTGGTTCAAAAAAATGCATTACAGGGTATTGCCTGTTATGATCATATAAATAATGATTTATTTATATGTGAAGAACTGATAAGTAATAAGTTTTCACAAATTGTTGATACCTCATATTTTCCATCTAAAAATTTAGATGATGTATTAAATCATGAACTAGGTGGTCATAAAAAACATTGGGAAGTTGTAAGAAAATATCAACAAGCAAACAATATAAGTGAATTACAAGCCAAAAATGATTTAGAAGAAAAACTAAGAAATTATGTGCTTAATCAGGAAACAAATGATATAATGTATATAAGAAAAAACGTAAGTCAAAATGCACAAGAATCATTTAAAAATACAAAATCATTGAATGAATTGATAGCAGATTGTATTGTCTTGAATAAGCAAAACAGTGTTTCTGATGAATTTTTAGACAGATTAGTTATGGAGGTGCTTGGTTATGATGGTTAATCCCACAAAAAGGCAAAAAGAACTTATTAAAATATTTGAAGAAGAAGTTGCTCCTTGGTGCTATGTTGATAAAAAAACAGGTGACATCAAATTAAAAGAAGATGCACCAAAAAATATCAAAGACAAATATTATTTATATATGAATAGTTAACCGACAGTAGTCGGTTTTTATTTTACAAAAAAGAACGGTAGAACCGCTCTTATAAAGAAATTATTTAGGTGTGTGTCTTTTATGACTATCAACTTTTGTTCCATCTTTTCTCGTATAGGAACTTACTTTTACAGTCATTGGACCTCTACGAGGTGGTTTTTCAGTACATTTTCCTTTTGTTGCCATGATATCACCGCCTTTCTTACTTAATTTTATGCTTTTAATTATTATATCAATTTGTGAGGTGGAAGGATGAAAATTTTAAAAAAAGTTTCAGTTTTGGGAACCGGATATAGAATTATTGAAGATAATTTTAATAATGATCCATTATTAAAAAACAGTTTTGGATATACTGACTACACTTCAAAAAAGATAGTCATTACAGATTTTCAAAACGAAGAAATTGAAATTGAAGATGTGGCCAAATATAGAAAACAGGTAATAAGGCATGAATTAATCCATGCTTTTTTATGTGAATCGGGACTTCATGAAAATTGTGAGTGGCACAATGAAGAAATGGTTGATTGGTTAGCAATGCAAGCACCCAAACTTCAAAAAATATTTAAAGAAACTGAATATATTTAATGAGCAAGTTTAAAAGACTTGCTTTTTGTTTTATTCAATTTTAAAGAAAGGAGGAAGTTTATGGCACAAGGATTAAGACCGCATAGACATGTATGCTTTGTAAGTGATATTCAACCATATTACGATAAGAAAAAGCATCAAAAAATGAAAAAAATAACTTTTGAGTGCTATATACCTAACTGTAACTATTGTTATTCAGTCAGTGAAGAGTATCGACCACCACCAAAAAAAGCGAATATGAAGTAGGAGGTAAAAGGAATGTCTGAAAAAAGAATTGGAAGACAAACTCCTACAACTTCGTTAGTGCTTCCTTATATTGAAACAAAAGGGAAGGAAGCGGTAGAAATTTACAACAAAACCGGCAGAACTGCTAGAGAGTGGCAGGAACTATTGATTTATGACATTTTAGCAATTGATAAAGAGGGGATGTGGGTTCATTCCCGTTTTTGTTATAGCTTACCTCGAAGAAATGGGAAAACTGAAGATGTTATTATGAGGATCATGTGGGGCATAACTCATGGTGAAAAGATACTCTATACGGCTCATATGATTTCTACAGCACATTCAGTATTTGAAACAATATGTGCATTGCTCGACCAGGCTGAAATAGAATATACGTCAGTTAAGGCAAAAGGTTCAGAAAATATACGTTTATTGAATGAAAAAGGAAAAGCCTATAAATTAGATCATCTTGTTAATTTTAGAACTCGTTCTAATACCGGTGGTTTGGGTGAAGGATATGACGTGCTGGTTATTGATGAAGCACAGGAATACACGATTGATCAAGAAAGTGCGCTAAAGTATGTTATTTCAGCAAGTTCCAATCCTCAAACCATTATGTTAGGAACACCACCAACTGCAATTTCTCATGGTACAGTATTTCAAAAAATGAGAGATAAGGTTCTAGAAGGGAAAAGCGAGAATACAGGCTGGGCCGAATGGTCCATTGAGCATATGCATGATCCGTATGATAGAGATATCTGGTATGAAACTAACCCGTCCTTAGGACAAGGATTGACAGAACGTGTAATTGAAAATGAAATTACATCAGATGATGTTGATTTCAATATTCAAAGGTTAGGGCATTGGCTATCGTATTCACAGGGTAGTGAGTTTTCGGAAAAGGAATGGGAAAATCTTAAAGTTGCAACAGTTCCCAATTTTCAAAACAAGCTTTTTGTGGGCATTAAGTATGGTGTAGATGGAAAACATGTTGCCATGTCGATTGCTACAAAGGTAAATGAAAAGATTTTTGTTGAATCGATTGATTGTCAAAGCGTTAGAAATGGCAACACATGGATTATTTCATTTCTAAAAGAAGCAGACATAGAAAAAGTTGTTATTGATGGAAGTGGCTCTCAACAGATATTGAGTGATGAAATCAAGGATTATGGAATAAAACTGAAACCTGTACTTCCTAAAGTATCGGATGTGGTTGTAGCAAACAATATGTTTGAACAGGCAGTTACATCTTCAAAAAACATATGTCATAATGACCAGCCATCTTTAAAACAAATTGTAACCAACTGTAAAAGAAGGGCAATTGGTACAAATGGCGGTTTTGGATTTAAAGCAATGATGGAAGAACATGAAATAGCATTGCTTGATAGTGTAATCTTAGCCCATTGGGCATGTGCAACATACAAAGGGGTTAAGAAAAAACAAAAAATAAGTTGTTAAGCGAACGAAAGTTCGTTTTTTTAATGCAAATTACGTTACTAACGGTAAATAGGAGAAATACAAATGAGTGAATTTAAAGAAATTAAAACACAAGAAGAATTTGATACAGCCATCAAAGAAAGATTGGCTAGAGAAAACAAAAAGTATGAAGGATTTGTAAGTCCTGACAAATTAGAAGAATTAAAAGCCGATTATGAAAAAGAAATCAGTAAAAAATATGAAGGTTATACTTCACCAGATGACCTAGCAACCATGAAAAAAGAATATGAAGGGAAAATTGCAAAATATGAGTCCGACTCAGTAAAAACGAGAATTGCAAATGAAATGGGATTGCCTTCATCTATTGCTTCACGTCTGAAAGGTTCAAATGAGGAAGAAATTCGTAAAGATGCTGAATCATTTGCTGGCTTTTTTCAAAAAGAACCACCTTTAGCAACAGGTGAACAAACAGTTGCTAATGAAGAACAAGCAAGAAATGTTGCTTTAAAGAAATTATTAAAAAATTTAAGACAAGGAGATTAAGATAATGGCAGTATTAAGCAAAGGAAATTTATTTGATCCTGTATTAACAAAGGATCTAATCAACAAAGTAAAGGGAAAATCAAGTTTAGCTGTTTTATCAGCGCAAACACCAATTCCATTTAATGGTTCAAAAGAGTTTACTTTTTCTATGGATAATGAAGTAGATATCGTTGCTGAAAATGGTAAGAAAAGTGAAGGCGGAGCTTCAGTGGATCCAGTAATTATTGTTCCAATCAAATTTGAATATGGTGCTCGTGTTTCTAATGAATTTATGTTTGCCAGTGAAGAAGAACAATTAGATATTTTAAAAGAATTTAATGAAGGATTTGCTAAAAAAGTTGCTAGAGGTTTAGATATCGCTGCATTCCATGGTTTAAATCCTAGAACTGGCGAAAAATCTGCAGTAGTAGGAGAAAATAACTTTGATAGTAAAGTTACACAAACCGTTACTTATGCAAATGATAATCCTGATGATTGCTTAGATACAGCAATTGCAACAGTTGAGGATGCCGATTGTGAAGTAACAGGTATTGTAATCAACTCTGCAGTACGTAGTGATCTATCAAAAATGAAATCTACGACAGGAGATCCATTGTATCCTGAATTCCGTTTTGGTGGTAAACCATCAACATTAGGTTCTCAAGCATTAGATACAAATAATACAGTATCATTTGGTTCAGAAACAAAAGACCAAGCAATTGTAGGTGACTTCGCTAATATGTTCAAATGGGGATATTCAAAAGATATTCCATTAAAAATTATTGAATTTGGTGATCCTGACAATTCAGGAAGAGACTTACAAGGATATAATCAAGTGTATATTCGTGCTGAAGTCTTTATGGGATGGGGAATCCTAGATGCTAATTCATTTACAAGGGTGGTAAAAGCATAATGGCAACATATAGGAATAAAAAAACAGGTGCAACCATCACTACTGATTTGATTATCAGTGGTGGTGATTGGGAAATTGAAGAAAAAAAGAAAAAAGAACCTAAAAAGAATGCTGATAAAGATGTACCACCTAAAGATGGTGGAGCTGATGAGTAATGATACCATTTGTAACAATAGATGATGTTACTTTGCTGTTTAGAGATTTAACAGTAGATGAAACAAAAAAGGCAACATTTTTATTAACTGTTGTTTCAGATTGTTTGAGACAAGAAGCAAAAAAAGCTGGGAAAAATCTTGACCAAATGATAGAAAATGGAGATGTATATGAAAATGTAGTTAAAAGTGTATGTGTTGATATTATTGCTCGTAACTTGATGACCTCAACCAACAGCGAACCTATGGAACAGATGTCACAATCAGCTCTTGGATACTCTGTATCAGGTACTTTTTTGGTACCTGGAGGAGGTTTGTTCATTAAAAAAAGTGAGCTTGCCAGACTAGGTTTGCGTAGACAAAGAATAGGTGTAATTAATATTTATGGCAATGATTAAAGGTATTCCTGTTGTTTTATTACAAAAAATAAAGGTTGATGAAGATCCTTTTGGACAAGCTATTTATCGAAAACGAGAAATCATAGTTGAAAATGTTCTTGTTTCACCATCATCAGCCAATGATATTATTACTTCACAAAATTTAACCGGTAAAAAAGCAGTTTATACACTTGCCATTCCTAAAGGTGACCAAAATTCTTGGGAAGATAACAATGTTGTTTTTTTAGGAAGAAAGTGGCATGTATTGGGTTTTGCAATTGAAGGAATAGATGAAAATATTCCTTTAGATTGGAATAAGAAAGTAATGGTAGAAAGATATGGCTAAAATAGTACTTGATAAAAAAGGTGTAAGGGAATTACTTAGATCTCAAGAAATGATGGATATTTGCCTAGAACATGCAGAAGCAACCAAAGCAGCTGCTGGTGGTGAAGGATATGAGATATCTTCTCATGTTGGAACTAATCGTGTAAATGCATCTGTTAGAGCAGATACAATAGAAACAATAAAAGATAACTACAAAAACAATACATTAATAAAAAGTTTGAGGTGATAAAAATGATTGAAGAAATTGTTTTTAATTATCTTAAAAACAAATTGAATGTTCCTGTGACATTTGAAAATATTAATGAAGTTGAATATGTACTCATTGGTAAAAGTGGCAGTAGTAGATTTGATTTTACAAACACGGCCACTTTTTTTATTCAATCGTATTCGTCTTCAAAATATAAAGCATCTTTACTCAACGAAAAAGTAAAAGATGTCATGTATGACTTAATTGAGTTGGATGAGATCACATCATTACATCTCAATAGTGATTATGATTATACAGATACAACAATAAAGAAATATCGATATCAGGCTTTGTTTGATATTGGATATTTTTAGAAAGGAGTAGATACAGATGGACGCAAAAAATGTAAGTGCAGCTAAACCTAAAATAGGTGGTTCAGTATTTGTTGCACCCTTAGGTACAAAACTACCAGAAGATGCAAAAAGTGAATTGGATACTAAATTCAATTCATTAGGATATTGTTCAGATGATGGAGTTTCAAACAATAACTCACCTGAAACAGATACTCAAAAAGCATGGGGTGGAGCTGTTGTTTTAAATTTATTTTCTGGAAAAGAGGATACATTTAAATTAAAGTTGATTGAATCATTGAACGTAAATGTATTGAAGACAGTTTATGGATCCAGCAATGTTACTGGAGATTTAGATACTGGATTAACAATCAAAGCTAAAAATGAGGAACCTGAACAGTTTTCATGGGTCATTGATATGATTTTAAAAGGAAAAATTTTAAAAAGGCTTGTTATTCCATGTGCTGGGATTACTGAAATTGGTGAAATTAAATATTCTGATAGTGATGCTATTGGTTATGAAATAACTTTTTCAGGAGTTCCTGATGAAACAGAAACATCCCATTATGATTATATGATCAAGAAAAAAGAAGGAGAGTAATCTAGATGAAGATAACTGGTATTACAAAACAAGGATTTCATTATTCTGTAGATGATGCAGTAGGTGATGATTGGGAACTTATTGAAATTTTAAGTGAAATGAACAATGATGAATATTTAAGTGTTGTTCCTTTTGCTAAAAAGCTTTTAGGAAATGCCCAATATGAAAGATTAAAAAAATTCTGTAGAGATAAAAAAACAGGTAGAGTTCTTACAAGCAAAATGCAAGAAAACATCATGGACATTTTTAATTCAAATAAAAAAGTAAAAAACTAGTGATCCTCGCCAACATGATAAAAACTGATGAGGATGCTTTAATTTGTGATTTAGCAGAAACTTATCAAATATATGATTATAAGTCGCTTCCAGCATATATGGTTGCGACTTTTTCAGTTGGTTTGAGGGAAAATTCAAGAATAAAAATGAAGTTGAGCAATCAAAAGGTTCCTTTTGGGGAATTGCTTTTATCAATGATTTCAGATGAATTGACAAGATTGATTTGGATGAAAACAGAAGATGGTGCAAAAGGCATCAATCCTCCTAAATCGATAGTATCACTTATTTTAAACAATGGAGAAGAAAATACTGTCAATGATGGTTTTCAAACTGTTGAAGAATATGAAAAAGCAAGATTAGAGATTATAAGGGAAGGAGGATAATATGGCAACTAATTTAGCAAAAGCATATGTTCAAATTGTTCCCTCTGCTGAAGGAATGAAGGGCATGATTGAACAGGTCATGGGGAAAGACCTTGAAGAAGCAGGAGAAAAAGCGGGAAATTCAATTGCTTCAAAAATAAAGAATATCATTGTTGCTGCTGGAATTGGAAAAGTTGTATCTCAGGCTTTTACCGAAGGTAGTGCTTTAGAACAATCTTTAGGTGGGATTGAAACGTTGTATAAGGAAAACGCTGATAAAATGAAAGCTTATGCAAAAGAAGCCTATAAAACATCAGGTGTCAGTGCAAATGCTTATATGGAAAATGTTACTTCATTTTCAGCGTCTTTGATTTCAAGTTTAAAAGGCGATACAAGTAAGGCAGCCGACATAGCTAACCGAGCTATGCAGGATATGTCTGATAATTCCAATAAATTTGGTACCAATATACAAGATATTCAAAATGCATATCAAGGTTTTGCAAAGCAAAACTATACAATGCTTGACAACTTGAAGCTTGGCTACGGTGGTACAAAAGAAGAAATGCAACGACTTCTTAAAGATGCTCAAAAGTTGAGTGGTCAAAAGTATGATATTAGTAATCTAGCGGATGTTTATACAGCTATAGGAGTTATACAAGATAACTTAGGCATTACAGGAACAACCGCCAAAGAAGCAGCTACTACGTTTAGTGGTTCATTTGGTTCAATGAAAGCTGCAGCACAAGATTTTTTAGGAAATGTAGCTATTGGAGGGGATGTTACAGGTACCTTATCCAATTTGATTACTACAGCTTCTACATTTCTTTTTGATAATGCTGTCCCAATGGCATTAAACATTGTTCAGGGATTTGCTACTGCATTGATATCAGCAACACCTATTCTATTTCAAAAAGGTTATGATCTTTTGAATAGTTTGGTAACAGGCTTTGTACAAAACGTTCCTGTTGTACTTCCTCAAATATTACAGTTTATACAGGATATAGGAACAAATCTTGCACAAAAAGCACCTGAGATGATTTCTATGGGGTTTGATTTATTAAGCCGATTGTTAGATGGGATCATTTCAGCAATACCAATACTTGTAGAATATGTTCCTAATATCATAACGACATTTGCAAACATCATTAATGATAATTTCCCTACAATTTTACAAAAGGGTGCAGAGTTAATTTGGCAATTAGTACAGGGATTGATTGGTGCAATTCCAACAATTGTGGCTAATATTCCTCAAATAATCCAAGCTATTGTTTCAGCATTTATGGCTTTTCAATGGCTCAATTTAGGAAAAAATATTATTAAAAATGTTGGTGATGGTATTAAGGGAATGGTCTCTTGGATAAAAGAATGTGGAAAAGCAATTGTTGATGGTATTAAACATTCCTTTTCTGAAATTACAAATGTTGGTGTTAACCTTGTTAAAGGTTTATGGAATGGTATTAATTCTGTAAAAGATTGGATTTTAGGGAAAATCAAAGGGTTTGGAGATGCTGTTTTAAATGGATTGAAATCTTTCTTTGGAATTCATTCACCTTCAAAAGTCATGGCTGATGAAGTTGGTAAATATCTTCCTCAAGGTATTGCAGTTGGGATTGAAGCAAATGCTAAAGATGTATATGATGCAATGAACGGTATTTCAAAACAAACATTGGATTTAGCAAGTGAAGGCTTTGATACTTCACAAAATAAATCAAATTCAAATAATGATGTAAATTATCTATTAGAAATCATTATTAAATTATTGAAGGTAATTGCTGATAAAGGTGATACAGGTAATGATTTTAGTGATAGAGATTTCATTCGTATGTTGAAAAGTTTGGGGGTTGTATTTTCATGAGAGTAAGATATATAAATTCTCAAAATTATAGTGTTGACTTTGTAGATGCAAATATTCTTCCAACAAGTGGCTATCTTCATCAAAGAAAATGGAATACTACAATTGAAAATGACAGTGTTAGTTTAAGTATAGGTAATTATACTTATACAATTACTTTAACATTGAGAGGAAGTCTAAAAGAAAGAAAAGAAACATTGGATAAAATGTGCGACATATTTGAACTTGATTGTATTAATGAAACACCAGGAACTTTGTACTTTGGAGATTATTATATTAAATGCTATATTGTTTCATCAAACACTAGCATTGCTAATATTAATACAAGGACCAATGTAGAACTTGGTATTTTCTGTATCAAACAGGAATGGATCAAAGAGAAGAAATACAATTTGGTTATGTATGATGATAAAAGCAATCAGACAGGTATAAAGAAATATACGTATCGATATCCGTTTTTATACTCCAATCAAAAGGGTGCTGTTCAAGCTGTCAATGATTCATTAGTTGATGCTGATTTTATCATGAGATTTTATGGACCATGTGCGAATCCATATATAAAAGTAGGCAATATTTTATATCAAGTTAACACATCATTGATGGCTGGTGAGTATTTAGAAATAAATTCTACTGATAATACTATTTTTTGTTTTTCAGTTTATGGTGAAAAAAGAAATCTCTTTAATTATAGAGATATGTCTAGAAGCGACTTTTTTACAAAAATACCTAGTGGTTCAAATGTTGTAGGATGGGATGGAACTTTTAAAGCCGAATTGATTATTCTTGATAAGAGAACAGAACCGAGGTGGCTTTAATGAAATTCATATATACAAATGACAAATATGAAGAACTGGGTGTATTAAAAAATTCATCAATTGATTTTGAGATTGGGAAGTATGACGTCGCATCAAATGATTATCAAATGTCTATCTCAATAGGATCATGGAACAGAGAATTTGATAAAGGTTCTCTTTTTTATTGTCAAGAATGTGAATTTGGTGGAATTCTAGATGGTAAAAAAGTAGATACTTCTAAAAATTCAATTACATTTAAAGGCAAGACATTTAGAGGTCTTCTTGAAAAAGAATATGTTCAGCCCCCTGATGGACAAGCCTATTATGTCGCAAATGGAGAAGCCAATCAGGTCATTGATAATCTTATTCATGGAAAATTTAATGATCTTTTTGTTGTCGACAATGTAGGATTAAGTGATATTGGTGTTAATTATCAAATAAGGGATTTGAATTTATTAGATGCACTTGAAAAAATGTTACTTAAGGCGGATATCCCTTCAAAACTAGAAATTACGTTTTATGATAAAAAGGTGCATTTACAAGCTGTTCCCATTGTTGATTTATCAGAATTATTAAGATATGACAATTCTTATGGCATTTCCATGATCTCTGAAAAAGCAATAAGCAAGTATAACCATATCGTTGCACTTGGAAAGGGTGAATTGACCGAAAGAATAAGAGTCAATTTATTTTTGCAAGATGATGGAACATGGAATACAAGTGAAAATGCAAAGTATGCAGGATTGAAAAGGAAAACATATCTTTATGATAATTCAAACGAAGAAGATGAATCAAAATTAATAGAAAGTTCTATTGAAGCGACGGAAAAAGCGAATGGCACGGATAATCTTAACATTAACTTTACAACGGATGAAGCTTCTTTGTTTGATTATGTTGGTTCCAAAGAAGAAATAACGGGAATAGAATTTAAAGAACAAATTACAAAAAAAGTTTTAAAGGTAACTATATCTGGTATTATTTCGCATTGCAAATTTGAATATAAGGTAGGTGATTAGATGTGCTAGAAAATATAACATTGAATGAGTCAAATGTTACAGCAAGTATTGATGCTTACATACACCATTGTTTGTTTGGGTACAATGGTGTTTTTAAATGTGGCCAACAGTTGAAGTGTGAAATCATAAACAATAATCTTTTAAAGATCTATGATGGCTTGTTTATTAATCAAGGAAGATTTTATAGGATTGCACCAGGTTCTTATGAAGAAATAAAATTAGAAAATGGTGTTGTTGGTCAAAAAAGATATGATCTAATCGTGTCTCATTTTGAAACAGATGGTGTCAATGAAAAGCATGAAATAAAAGTTATCAGTGGAGAAGGTGAAACTATTCCACAGTATACAAATAGTGATACATTCAATGGAGGTACAGTTAGTGAGATGCCTTTATATCTTGTAGAAATTGATGGAATAAGTATTAAAAGTGTTAAAAGTCAATTTGATATCATTCCTAATTTGCAAGAACTTATTGACAAAATGGTTATGTATAAAGAATAGAGGTGATGATTTTGATTGTTGCTGAAATTATTCAAAAAGGATTGACTATATCTAGCAGTACTAGTGATATTCCATATCAATATAGTGGAAACATTCAAATGCAATTCATCAAGGATGAAGGCTATGATAATTTTAGTGTTATAGGTTTTTATAGAACAAATTATTTTGAAAAAACTCAGTTGTTGGAAATTGATAAAAATGGAGTGTTTTCATTAAATAAAGATGCATTTCAAAAAGATGGATTATTGAATTTATCTTTTCTGTTAGTTAGTGAATTAAAGGAGGTACATCTTGGTGTCGTATCTTTTATTGTTAGATCTACGATAGGAAATGGCAATGATATTCTTCCAGAAGAACGTACAGAATGGATAAAGATTGTTCGTAGTGAGGTTGACGGTTATTTAAAGTCAATTGATTTAGATGACAAGTTTGATATTATGCAAGATAAAGACTTGGAAAACATATGGAATGAAATTTTTAATTAAATAAATTTATAGAAAGAAAGAGGAAAAAAATATTATGAGTTTTGTAACTGATTCAATTTTAAAAACAGCCTTAGGAAAAATTAAAGCATGGGGCGAAGGAAAATTTGTAGCACAAGAAACCGGAAAAGGTTTATCTTCAAATGATTATACAAGTGTAGAAAAAACAAAATTGAGTGGTATTGCTGAAGGTGCCAATAAATATGTGCATCCATCATATACAGCTCAAAAATCAGGTTTATATAAAGTAACTGTAGATGCTGCAGGTCACGTTAGTGCTACTACTGCTGTTGCCAAAGCTGACATTACAGCATTGGGTATTCCAGCACAAGATACAACTTATTCTAACATGGCAGCTGCTACTGCAAGTGCTGCAGGTAAGGCTGGTTTAGTTCCTGCTCCAGCTGCAGGAAAACAAGCATCATTCTTAAGAGGTGACGGTTCATGGGTAGTACCTGAAAACACTACTTATGCAGATGCAACAACATCTACACATGGTTTAATGAGTGCAGCTGATAAAACAAAATTAAACGGTGTTGCTACTGGTGCACAAGTAAACAAAATTGAAAGTGTAAAAGTAAATGGTACAGCTTTAACTCCTGATTCATCGAAAGCTGTAAATGTAGATTTATCTACTTATGCTAAATCAGCTGATGTAACAAAAGAAATTGCTTCAGCAGTTTCAGGGGTAACTCAAATCGATTACTCGGTCGTTGAAGCATTACCTTCAACAGGTAAAAAAGGTGTTATCTATTTAGTTGCCAACAGTGGTTCAGGTAACAACATCTATGATGAATACATCTACATCAATTCTAAATTTGAAAAATTAGGATCTAGAGAATTAGATTTAAGTTCATATGCTAAAAAGACTGATATCCCAACTAAAGTATCAGCTTTAACAAATGATTCAGGATATCAAACATCTGCACAAGTTAATTCTGCTATTGACGCTAAATTACTAGCAATGACTGAAACTGAATTAAATACAATGTGGACTGAAGTATTTGGAGCATAATCAATTAGGAGGAGGTCTTATATATGAAAGATTTCTTTAAAAGAGTTTTGTTTTCAAACGTAAGTGAGCATGCATCTTCAACAACTGTTTTAGCAAATACCAGCAAGTTTCTAACAAGTGATATTTTGAAAACTTTTATGACAAAGTTAAAAGATACGTTTGCTTTGAAGTCACAATTAACATCATTGCAAAAGCGAGTTGGACAGCTTGAAAAGACAGTCAGTGAATTAGAAAGCACATTAGACGATGCAGTATATTACAAAGAGTAGATTGATTTCTGCTCTTTTTTCTTTGGAAGGAGAAAAATATGAAAGATTTTGAAACACGTGAGTGCGTTGTACACACACACACACACACACACACAACTTA